TACCGACCGGGTTTAGCCAGGAGCAATGCGGCACGACTGGAATGTTGATGACTCGGCTCTACTCGTTCTCGCGTGAGTTGATCCCGGTTATCAGAGACACGTTGTCTGAAATTCAGGAGTATCACTGGCACAAGTGGGGGTCTGGTGGGGTGTTTGACCTTGAGCATGGCTTTTATAAGTTTCTACCTAGACAACATTTGCACGAACTTGATACTATAGGTGTTAGGGGCAGAATCGGCCACTTATCTCATTATGTCGAGGATTGACATGCCTATCACATCAAAAGCGCAGCAACGTCTCATGTATGCGGCTGCTGGCAGTAAGAAGGTGGCTAAACAGACCGGGGTGCCTATGTCTGTTGCAAAAGAGATGATTGCCAAGACCCCTAAAAAAGCCTACGGCAAGATGCCGGCTAAAAAGGGGAAGATGTGATGCAGTGCCCTATCGCTACTCAAGATCAGAAAGCCAACGACAAAAACAAGTCGGAGGCTGAATCAAAAGCTGGTTATGCTGAGGCTGAGGATGACGAGTACAAATGCGGTAATTGTGCGCGGTTCATTCAAACGCCTGACATGATCGAGTGCATTGTTGCTGGCCTGCCGGAAGAAATGCAGGACATTGTCGACGATGACGATATCGGTTACTGCGCACGCTGGGACTTCCGCTGTTCAGAAGACTACGCTTGCGACCGTTGGCTTGCTGGTGGCCCTGTAAAGGGAATGACAGAAAAGCACAAGATTATGCTAAAGATGGCACGGATGATGGAGGATGAATAATGGGTACTACCAATCAGCCGAACTACAAAAAGAAGCCTAAGCCTGCCAAGAACAATGCTCCCATGTTGCCGAGTAAAAAGAAATGAAAGCGATCTGGGATAAGCCCAGGCCTAAAAAGCTGGGCAAGCCTGACCCGCTGAGCAAGAAAGAGAAGCGGTCAGCTAAGGCGATGGCAGCATCTGCTGGCCGACCTTACCCTAATTTAATCGACAATATGCGAGCCGCGAGAAAGAAATGATTAAGCGCGGGTCAGAGACGTTTGCTGGGTACAACAAGCCTAAACGTACGCCAGGCCATCCGACCAAGAGTCATGCGGTACTGGCAAAGTCGGGCGAGGATGTAAAACTCATCAGGTTTGGTCAGCAAGGTGTATCTGGAAGCCCTAAGAAAGAGGGTGAATCCGCTGCTGACAGAAAGCGCCGAGAGTCGTTCAAAGCAAGACACGCTGAGAACATTGCAAAAGGCAAGATGTCCGCTGCTTACTGGGCAAACAAAGTCAAGTGGTAAATCATGGACATGACCGAACTTCTGCGGCTGCTGGGCTTACGTCAGGCGTATGACGCATACCAGCGCAACATCGGCCAGCCTGTTGCTAACGTAGCTGGGCCGTTTGGCAGGGGTTTGCTGGGGCTAGAAAGGCCAGAGTACGGAGAAGAAGAAGCATACCGAACAGGTCAGGCGGTAGGTAATATGCCTGCTGTTGCTGCTCCTGTTGGGGCATTTAAGGCTGCTGCACAAATTCCTGGGTTGTTGGAGTCAATGCCAGCTCTCGGAATGGCTTATAGGGTGTCTACCCCGTTAAAAGTTGACCCTAGTGTCGGAACAAGATTTGAGCGTGAATTTATTGGTGGGCTTGCAGAAAAGACGCCTGTAAATATTGAGGATTTAAAAGGGTCAAGCGTAATGATCATGCCCTGGGACTCAACGAGTCGCAATTACAGGGTATCAAATGTGTCTGACGTACCATTGGCCTCTGATGTATTAACTCACGGGGGGCAAGACTATGCCCGTGATCTTGAGCATATAAGCCAAGGCATTGCTGGTGCATCAAATATTGGTATTGCTAAAAGAATTGCGTCACGAGATGAAATTGCAAGACAAGAAAATCTTGCTGCTGGCGGTACTGGGCAAATCATCCATTTGCCAGTAACAATGGGTCAATATGCAGAAAATTTTTCTGTGATGCCAGTTAATGTTCTTACTAACATATTAGACAGCGTCAAAGTAAAAAAGGCTGACATTAAAGATTTTGACGAGATGGTAAGAAATTTTGTTCCAGAAGGCGCTAAAAACAAAGAGACGCCTTTTAAAAATTTTGCAGGGATAATGACCGAACAAGGTCGTAAACAAATTCTTACCGGAGAAGGGCTTGATGATACGGCTGGCGAGCTTCGTAAAGCGATTATGAATCGAGCCGCCATGAAGAAAAATCAAGAGCGGTTTGGGTTCAACATTGAAGACCTTGTGTCTGCAATTACAGACCCTGCGTTAGCCGGTGTACAAAAAGGTTATGTCGGCAATACAGTAATTTCATCTACTGGGCCAATGAGGTTGTCTGCCTCAAAGAACCCAACATACGACACCGATTTTTCAGGTCAGTATATTGGTACGCTTGGATCATCAATTCCAGCAGAAGTATTGATGCCGAAGCGTTTTGCTGAGATACAGCAAGAGTTAAGCGGAAAAAAATTAAGCCCGACAGGGTTGAGGATGTCAACGCTTGGGGCGCTAGAAAAACGCAAAGACCGAGTGTCAGAGATGATTGATGACCAAGTTATTGAGAATGTAATGCGTTATCTTCAGCAGCAACCTCAGTTTCGATAAACTTTTCTAACTCGGCATTGAGCAGTGATGTGAGAAGCCTTTGCGCCTCTGTTAAAAATACCACTCTGTGTGCATAAGATGCGTCGAAATACGCCTGGTTTCTGCCGATATCAATGCTGTTTTCTACTTCCGCTATTGTGACTTGCATGATGACTCCTTTGGTATCTCATGGTACTACACGACTGCACAAATGTCAACCAAATGACAAGAAGTAGACAATGAAAATATACGTCGACACAAAACCGTATTGGCATGCGATTATCGACGATTTCTTGATAGACCCAGACCCTGTAGCAAGAGAGTTCCCAGCGCAAGATGATAAGTGCTGGTTCCGCTACGACAACCCGCTAGAGATAAAGCAGACCTGCAACCACTACGACAGGTTTGGCAAAGAGACGTACAAAACATTTACCTACTTCAGCAGTTCAGCAATGCTTTACATGCTGGAGTCGCTGACAGAATGCAACCTCATCCCAGATATAGGTCTACATGGTGGCGGTCTACACCAGCATGGCAGGGGTGGGAAGCTCAACGTCCACCTAGACTACAACATACACCCTAAGCTGCCGTTACAGAGGCGGCTGAACCTTATCGTCTACCTCACTCCAAACTGGCAAGAGGATTGGGGTGGTCATCTAGGTCTGTACAGCAACCCAGATACGCTAATTAAGTCAATCGCTCCACTCTATAACCGGGCGGTGGTATTCGATACTAGAGGTAGCTGGCACGGGTTACCAGAACCGATAGATTGCCCTCAGGGGGTTACAAGAAACAGTCTAGCAATGTATTATCTATGCGAGCCTGACAATACGGATAACAGGAGTAGGGCGCTGTTTGCGCCAACAAAAGACCAAAAAAAAGATCCGTATGTTGCAAGGCTGATACAAAACCGATGTAAGTAATTACTGACCAACCGACAGGAGTCAGGCATTGTGGAAAGTAAAATAGAACATAAGAAAAGGTTAACGAGAGCAGGTCTTGGCAGGCCTAAAGGCAGTCCAAACAAGGTCAACGCCAGCATGAAGCAGGCTATCGCTGAGGCCTTCGAGCAGTTGGGCGGAACTCAACGCATGGTGCAGTGGGCGCAAGAAGACCCAAAGCACCTTACCGAGTTCTATAAACTCGCTGCAAGGCTGATTCCTGTTGAAACACAGGTAACAGGGTCGAACGGTGGCCCTATTCAAACGGTGCTAGAGATTGTCGGTATCCAAAACGAGAATTGAGATACCGCAGAAGCTGCTGCCTCTTTTCCAGCCGAAGCGGTACAAGGTCATTCACGGTGGTCGAGGCAGTGCTAAGAGTTGGTCGGTGGCAAGGGCGCTAGTCTCTATTGGTGCGACAAAGCCTATCCGGGTTCTCTGTGCAAGAGAAACGCAGAAGTCTATTCAAGAGTCTGTTCACAGACTATTAAAAGACCAGATCGAGTCTCTAGGCTTAGATCAGTTCTATACCATCCAAGAGAACAAGATTCTCGGCACAAACGGCACAGAGTTTACCTTTGCAGGCATACGTCAGCAGGGTGTTGCCAACCTCAAGTCTTACGAAGGCACAGACATCTGCTGGGTAGAAGAGGCTCAGGTCGTTACAAAAAAGAGTTGGGACGTACTGATACCTACGATCAGAAAGCCAGGTTCAGAGATCTGGGTGACGTTTAACCCTGAACTTGATACAGACGAAACCTTCAGCCGGTTTGTTGTTAGACCGCCAGAAGAGTCAATCGTAATTCAGATGAACTGGCAGGATAACCCGTGGTTTCCGCCTGAACTTG